TTAGACACAACTTTATCAACATTAACTGATGATACTTTTGTAACATTAGGTTTTAAGTTTACTAAAGGTAATACAACCGACAAAGTAGAGTTTTATGTTAATAGAAAGTTTGCTGGAGTTAGCACTACAAATATACCAGCATCTACAGTTCTATTAAAGTTAGGTGTTGCTAGCATATCAGGTAATGCCACAGGAACTAGAGTGACAACATTAGATTACATCATGGGTTCACAAGACCGAAATGTAACTTACACTGAGTCACCAGCGTAACAGATATTAATTAGTGGGGGTAAAAGCCCCCACATGAAAAGGAGATAAAATGGCAAATGTATCAGACGTAAAAAGTAAATTTGTTCAAGTTTTGAAAGCAGCTAATAATGCTGTTTCAAACTCTGCTATCTGTAATGCTCAAACGACAGCTGGAGCTGGTGCTTTAACCTTAAATGGTTATTTAGTTACTACTGGCGTGGCTACTATTTCAGGAACTAATATGGGAAGAAATATAACTGTATTTGGAAATGGTGATGATAATAGTGATGTAGAGTTTACTGTTGTAGGAACATCCCCTTCAGGGCTTAGTATTAACACGGCTTTCGCTGGTCCAGCGGCAAGTACCAATGTTACCTTAGGCTCAGCTGAATTTAATACTATAACTTCTTTATCAGTCAATGCAGCTATCACAGGAGATATCACAGTTGGTTTTCTTTTAGATAGTGTACAGACAGGTATTATTTTTGGAGGAAGAACAAGAGTTAGAGGTCTTAATGGTATAGGAGAAGCAGCAGCTGGGAATATCACGTATTTAGATGCGGATATATCTATTTCAACTGAACAAATTTCTAATACAGAAGCAAAAGTAATTTTTGGCACAGAAGCAGCAGCAGATCAGTTAGCACCTTATATACCCGATAATGGTGTATTATTTAGAAGAGGTTGTGTTATACAATTTGCTCCTAGTGTCGCTAACAATGTAACAACTTTTTTCGATGGCTAAGGATAAGCAACCACCGAAGACAAAAAAATATTTTCGCTCCACCAAGAGTGGGGCGGGAATGACTACCGCTGGAGTCAAGAAGTATAGAAAAGACAATCCAGGATCAAAATTAAAAACAGCTGTCACAGGTAAAGTTAAACCTGGATCTAAAGCTGCCAAAAGACGTAAATCTTATTGTGCTAGAAGCGCTGGGCAGATGAAACAATTTCCCAAAGCAGCAGCTAACCCGAAGTCTAGACTTAGACAAGCTAGAAAGAGATGGAAGTGTTAAAAAATGAATTTTAAATATATAACAGGAATACCCGTTGTAGTGTCTATACTAGTAGCAATTTATTCAGGTATTAATTACGCATCTAAACTTACTAATATTATTGATGATAATGAACAACAAATCATGTTGTTAAAAAAAGATGTTAGCGATAATAGTAAAAACTATACAGAAGCCAGGGAAGAATTATTTAGAGAAATTTCTCAATTAAATCTTTGGATAGGTAGAATAGAAGCTACAGCTAAAGGTATAGAGAAGATTATGTATTCCACCGCTAGTGAATCAGAACTAGAAGCTCTTAATGATTCTTATTACAAACTTAATGATACCATCAGACAATTACAATATGATTTAAAAGATTTAAAAGATGGAGGTTACTAATGCAAGTTGATCTTAACCTTAAATCTATTGCTTTAGTTGTAACTATTTTGTCTGCTTTAATTGGAAATGTTTTTGTAGTTGGCAAGGTGCATTCAGATTTTGAGGTATTAAAGGTTAGAACATCTTCACTAGAAGAATCACAAAACGTATTAAGTATTAAGCAAGAAGTCTTAGAATTAAGTTATAAAATTAAAGGAATTAAACTTCAAATAGATCCTGAATATAGAACTCTCTGTCAAAAAGATATGAGCAATATTGTTTGTCAATGAAATCATTATTAGCTACTTGGATAATCATAATATCAATATTGATAGTTCCTTTTGCTTTTGCACAAAACGAATATCTTAATGGTAGTAATCACTGTTCCTCTCATAGACTAGAACCTTATATGGAATATAATTTGCAAGAACAACTTTATGATAATTCAAGTAGCAATAATAATAGAGGAGATAGTGGCAGAATAGGATTGCGTTATAGCTTTAGCTTTGGTGGTACTTGTACAACCGAATACAAAAATATTATGCTTGAAAATGAAAGACTTAAACAAGAGTTAGAAATGTTAAAAATGTGTGGAAGATATAAAGATTTAGAACTTGGTGAAGAATTTGCGACTGTTCGCGAAAAATGCAAGGGAGTTAATAAAAAAACTCTCAGTGAATCAACAAATAAATGATAGGATAATGCCATGAAAATAGAGATCAAACATTTACTTTCATTTATACCTTTGATCTTAGCTTGTGGCGTCCTTTATGGATCTTTTACAACTAAGATAGAAGCTCTTGAAACTAAAGTTGGAACTATGGAAAGCATAAGCACTGATGTTGCTATTATTAAAGAAAAAATAATGTGGATTGAAGAGTTTATGATTAAAACATACGAAGGGGATTTCTAATGGCTAAACTTTGTGCAAAGGGAAAAGCGGCAGCAAAAAGAAAGTTTAAAGTATATCCTAGTGCATATGCTAATATGTATGCGGGTGCTGTTTGCTCAGGTAAAGTAACTCCAGGAGGAAAGAAAAATGCAAAAAATAAAAAAGTATCTAAAATGGCCATGGGTGGCGGTGCTAACAGTGCTTCTAATCTTAGTCAAAGTCGTAAAATGGTGTCTGACAAAAATAGACCAGGCATGGCACGCGGTTGTGGAGCTGTTCTCGAAAATAGAAGAAAGACTACAAAGTACGCTTAATGAGTACCTCTAATTCAGGTCTTCGTAAATGGGTTAAAGATAAATGGGTCGATATAGGAGCACCTGATGGAAAAGGTGGATTTAAACCTTGTGGAAGAAGCAAAGGTGAGAAGAGAAAAGGCTATCCAAAATGTGTTCCTTCATCGAAAGCAAAAGCTATGAGTGCTGGTCAAAGAAGATCAGCAGTTTCCCGTAAAAGAAAAGCTGGTAATCCAGGTGGTAAACCCACGAATGTGAAAACAATTGTCAAGAAGAAAACAAGCAGAAAAAATTAAGGAAGACGTCATTCAATGGTCTAAGAAAGTCTTAGAACCGATGAACAAACATTTAGGTTTCCCAGCATGTCCTTTTGCTGCTAAATGGAGAAAAGAAGGAAAGCTTAGAATAGAAGTTCGTATGGACAAAACTAAGTATGAGAAACATCTTACAGAAACTCTCAAGTCATGGGATAAGAAAAAACACGACATTATCATATACTGTGATCCTTTTTGGGATCAGTTTTCAGCTGAACAATTTCAAGATAAAATAGATTTCTACAATAAACTTTACAATAAAAAAGACGTTTATTTTATGGGATTTCATCCCTCTAATCCAGCTACTAGCGAAGATCAAGAGTTTTTAGTTGATCCAACAGATGAAACAGTGGAACACAGTGATTTAGAATACTCTATGATGCTAGTTCAAAAATTCAAGCAACTCTATGATGCAAGTTGCAAACTACATAAGATAGGTTATTATGACAAGTGGCCAAAGGAGTATTACGAGGATGTGGTATTAACGAGGCAAAATTTGTATACAAAACTATTTAAAAAGGAGTGACATCATGATGAAAAAGAAACAGGTCGTCAGAAGAATGGGCGGCGGAGCTATGAAAAAACAGGTCGTCAGAAGAAAAGGCGGTGGACCTATGAAAAAACAGGTTGTTAAAAGAATGGGCGGCGGACCTATGAAGAAACAGGTCGTCAGAAGAAAAAGCGGTGGAACTGCGAAAAGGCCTAGACAAATTCAAACTGTAAACTCACCAGGAGGACAAGGTGTCAATAGCCTGATTGGTCAACATAAAAGAATGGCTATGGGTTTAATGGGAGCTATGCCAATGGTCGGATCAAAAAAATTAAAAAAAATGAAAAAACAAACTCCTAATGATAGATTAGATGAAAGATTAGGTATGAAAGATGGTAAAGAATCTACTAAGTCTCAGTCTATGAAATCTCGTAGAGACGAATCTAGAGCTATGAAACGTCGTGAAAAGCTAGGTGGAGTCGCTAAAAAAAGAGGCGGCGGAACTATGACACCTATGGCAATGAGAAGAGGCGGCGGAGCTAAAAATACTCGACGTATGAACGATCTCGAAGAACTAGGTCGCGTTGATGCAGAAAGAGCAAGAACTTCAAAAGGTAAAAAAAATCTTACAGCTGAAAAAAATAGAATTATTTTGGAACTAGCTAGAAAAAGAAAACCATCAGGCAGACTAAATGTTGATGACATCAAAAGAGCTAGTCAGGCGGCGAATAGAAGACGTAAAAAATAATGACAACCTCGGGTACTCACACTTTTAATATGACGTTTGATAAGATCATCAATCGTGCTTTTGCACGATGTGGTCGATCACTTCGTACAGGTTATGATTTAACCTCTGCGCGTGATAATTTAAACTTATTATTTTCTGAGTGGAGTAACCGAGGCATTCATCTTTGGAGAGTTAAAAATGCTACAACGAATGTAGTTTCAGGAACTACAACTTACACAATACCCGATAATGGTTATGATGTCTTAGAAGCCGTTTATAGAAGAGGAAGTACAGCTAATACCACATCCCAATCTGATACTACCATGACTCAAATTTCTAGATCGGAATACGAAGCTATCCCTAACAAATTAGCGTTAGGAACACCTAGTCAGTATTATGTAAGAAGAAACTTATCAAATGTAGAAATTAATTTGTATCTAACACCTAATATAACAGATGATCAAATTAACTATTTTTATGTAGCACGTATTGAAGATGTCGGTAAATATACAAACACACCCGATGCTCCTTACAGATTTTTACCATGTCTTGTTTCAGGATTAGCTTATTACATGTCACAAGAAATAGCTCCTGAAAGAGCTGATATATTAGAAAGAAGATACGAACAGGAGTTAAATAGAGCGTTAATTGAGGATAGTCAATCAACATCGATAAGTCTTACTCCTATGAACAACTATCCTTTTGGAGGATAAATGACCTTTGCATCAGGAAGATATGCTATCGCAATATGTGACATATGCGGAATGCAATACCCTTATAAAAGTTTAAGAATACAATGGAATGGTATTTTTGCTTGTCCTGAATGTTGGTCACCTAAAGAACCTCAATTAGATCCTCCTTATCATGCAGCTGATCCTCAAGCTTTGTTTAATCCAAGACCTGAATCAAATAAAATTTTAGAAGCACAATTACCCGCTGGTCCAAACGAAGCAAACACTTCTACTTTTGGACAACCTATGCCTGTCACTGTTTTTGTTGGAGATCCAGGCATGTCTGCTTTTCTTACTACTGTACAAGGTACCTCTCCTAGTGATGGTTCTGATCCTATAACTTCTTCAAGTATGCTTCCTCAGACTCCTGAACAGAAATTGACTATTAGCTCACAGCTTGGTACAGTTACAGTGGTGATATCATGAATTATTCTGAACTATTAGATACTGTAAGAAGCTATACAGAAGTAGATAGTAATGTGTTATCTAACACAATTCTTAATGTTTTTATTGTTAATGCTGAAAATCAAATTGCTCGTCAGATGTCTAGTGATTCTCAGAGAAGATATGCTACCACAACATCGGTAGCTAATAATGCTTTTTTAGATATTTCAGGTCCTGTAGGTGGTTTAAGATATGTTAGAGGTTTACAACTCATTTATGCTAATAATGATATATCGTGGTTAGAGCAAAGAGACGCTACCTTTATGGACGAATACTCTATTCAACGCTCAACAGCGAATACAAGTTTTACAGGAGAGCCTATTTACTGGGCTACTTGGGATGCAACACATCTTATGTTAGCTCCTACACCTGATGGAATCTATACAATTGAAATGTGGTATGAAGAAACTCCTGAAAGATTAGGAAATGGATCAGGAACTACAAGTACAACAACTTTTGTCTCTAATACAGCTCCCGAAGTTTTATTATACAAGTGTGTAGCCGAAGCCTATTCTTACTTGAAAAATCCTACAGATATGCAAATATACGATCAGAAGTTTCAAGTTGCTTTACAAGCTTACGCTAACGAGCAGAT